CATGAATATACCGATAACAACCTGGTAGTGGACCTTGGACGCCATGCCGCTGTGCTGCTGCTGGGTGGCAGCGGAAGCGCCGCTGCAGTGACACAAATAGGCGTGGGAACAAGCAATACCGCTGCTACCAATGCAGATACAGCGCTTACCAGCGCATTTGTGAAAAACCTGAACACAGCAGGCACAGTGAACACGTACACGACCAACACAGTGACATTTGGTTACCAGATAGACACCACAGAGGCGAACGGCATGACGATATGGGAATTCGGGCTATTCACCTCCAGCAATGTGCTGGTGGCAAGGAAGGTACTCAGTTCATCGATCGCCAAAAACAGTTCATTTGCAATAGCGGGAACCTGGACATTAACGATTTCTTAGTGGTAAGTAGAAGGCATTAAATAAAAAGTATTATATGACCAATTACACAGGCTCAACATCAGGCCCATTGAATTCGTTAGTGCCGTTGCTGGACACTACCGATCAGGCCATGGGCGGATCATCGGGCAACATGAATGCTGCCACCAAAAAACTGGCAGACAACGACGCCTACCTGTATAACATTATGGGCGGCTTTGAAAACATTGTGACGCTGGCAGTAAGCGGTGGTACATCGCAGACATTGACAACGGCTAACCTGCTGCGCAACCTGGTTGTACTTAACCATGACACTGATAACTACTTCAGTGCAGCGCTGCCACAATGTAGTACCTATAAAAACGGTGCACTGGCTGTGTTAAAGCGGAGCACTGCCAGCACCGCCAAGCCAACCACCATTACCTGCCACAGTGGCGACACCTTTACTGACAGGACGGGAGCCGCGCCAACCAGCATATACCTGCACAACAATGAAATGGTGACGCTGATGAATACCGGAACCGCATGGATAATATTGCGGTTTGAAGGTGGCCATTACTCTGTGGGCGACCAAATGTTTGGCTATGCTGTAAAGAACGGGACATTGAAGCGCGACGGCAGCGTTTATAACCGAGCGGATTACCCCCGCCTATGGGCGTGGGTGCTGGCGAACAGCCTTTATACTGATGACAGCACATGGAGCAGTCATCCAGGATCTATAGCAGCTTACCCGTATAAATCGCTTTTCAGCAGCGGAGATGGAAGTACCACATTCCGCATGCCTGATGACCGCGCACAGTTTGACCGTGCAATGGACCTTGGTGCGGGCATAGACACAGACCGCGTGAGCGCCAGCCTTGGCAGCGCAGTGGCCACCCGTGAAGACGCGGCGTTTGCCAGCCATACGCACCTTATCAGCCAGACACCGCATAACCACGGTATCAGCGATCCCGGACACACTCACAGCGTTGGGCTGGCACGTTTTGCCCTGCAGAGCAGCGGTGCGACCAATACCAATAACCTTAACGACGGGCACGGAAGCGATGATGTGTTCAGCACAGGGAGCGCCAATACAGGTATCAGCGTGAATAACGCATCGATAACGATGAGCAACCAGAACACTGGCGGCAATGAGACGCGGCCAGTGAATGTGGCAAAATATCCACTGATCGTTTACTAACAGGCAATAGACAGGTAAGGAGGCGTGTTTAAGCAAGATTTTTGTTTAAATACGTCTCCATGTTTCTTTTGGACATACCGGTAACTACCGCCAATGTGATCATTGGCAGCGTTATCACTTTCATAGGTGCACTGATACTTTTTTGCTTAGGCGTGATCGTCAGTTATGTGCGGACGATAAGCAGGAACATGCGGGACGTATATGCGAGCACCATGGAACACAAGACCAGGCTGGACACGCATGAAAAACGCATCAACGATCTGGACGACCGGATATTTAACCTTAACAAGTAGTTTATGAAACAACTGCCAACACTGCCGCCCGCGCACCTATTGATGTGGGGCATACTTGCACTTGTGATAGCCGTGCTGCTTCTGGTGTATTTCAAAGCCTTTACATCGGCACTGCGGGAAATGTTCAGTGAAAAGAACCCGGACGGATCTGTAGGCAAACTGTCGAGCAAGCGAGTAGGCATCATGCTTTTTGCGCTTTCCATTATCTACGTGTTCATCTACTCCACCCAGGAAGGCAAGACCATAGACCTGCCGGCGTTTGCCATGATGATAGTGGCCGTGATAATAGGCTGGCGCATTGCTACCCCCGATCAGATAAGCAGCCTGATGGATAAGGCTAAACAATTTCTGAAACCCGGCAAAACTGACACGAATGAATAAGTACTTAGCCGGCGCACTGCTGGCAATGACGATATATGCCGTGCTGAGCACACGGACCTGCAACGCAGAGCGGCAACACAGCGCCGCCATTGAAAGCAATGCCGGGGCCAAGGATGACACGCTGCACTACCTGCAACTGAAGACCGGGCAGCAACTGGCCACGATAGCAGCGCAGGAAGGCACCATTGCTGAAATAAAGGCTACGGCAGCGGCGACCATCCAAGACAGGGAACAGAAACTGGACCTGAAAGCCAAGCAGCTTGAAGGTGCGCAGGACCTGGTGGTGCAACTGCAGATAAAATTCAGCGACACCGTGAAGAAACTGCACCATGGCGACACAATAGGCGTAGTGGACCACCATGAGCAGTATAACGATTTTCATGAAACGATAAGGCAGGACAGCACGACCGGCCGCACCACTGTTGATGTGACCGACACGCCAACAGTGCCGCTGCACCTAACGGAATACACTGCTAAAATCACACTATGGAAAGAGCTGACGCATCCGCTGCAGCAACCTAAGCACTATGTGGGTGCCTATTCAGACAACTGCAATGCGCGCGTGACCGGGCTGGAAAGCGTGCTGATAGTGAAAGAACACCCCAAGACGCTGAGCACCCTGGAAGCCGTAGGCATAGGCCTGCTGGGCGGATTGCTATTACACAACATTGTTCACTAAAACCAACATACGAATCATGAACATGATCATTGCATTTATCGGAGGCCTGGTGACAGGCATATTCGGCTATCGCCTGATATTTCAGAGGGCGGCAGCTTTTACCATGTGGGAAGCAGACAAGATAGCCAAAAAGATAGAGGCCATCAAAGAGACGAGCGCCACGCAATATACGCGCCTTCGGGCCGAATGGGAATACATTATGAGCACTGGCGGCAAGGACCTGCGCAAGGCCAGTGTGGACCTGATGCAGATCATTCAACAGATAAAATCCATTTAAAAGCATATGAACATACAGAAATTAGCCGGCCGGGTGCCGGCTTCTGTGCTTGACGCACTGACACCGGAATTTTTAACAAAAGCCGGAATTGATGGCCCTAAACGGCTCAGCCACTTTATAGGCCAGACAGAGGAAGAAACCGGGAAATATACCCGTGAGACAGAGAACCTGAATTATTCAGCAGAAGCTCTTCTGTCATTATTCCCTAAACACTTTGACGGCGCCAGCGATGCGGCGAATTATGCCCGCAAGCCTGAGCAGATAGCCAACCGGATATATGCCGACAGAATGGGCAATGGCCCGGAAGAAAGCGGCGACGGCTGGAAATATCGCGGACGTGGTGACCTGCAATTAACCGGTAAAGCCGCATATCAGGCATATCAGGATTGGTTGAATGTTGATGCTGCGGCCGGTGAAGAAGTGGATCTTATCAATAACCCCGACCTGGTGGCGACAGCTCCGTATGATTTGCTAAGCGCGGCATGGTTTTTCAGCACCAACCACCTGTGGCCGATCTGCGACAAGGGTGTGGATGTAGCCACCATCACAGAGATCACCAAGCATGTGAATGGTGGAACGATAAACCTGGATACACGCATCAAATACACGCAGGATATCTACAACGCACTGACTGCATAAGCTATGGCCAAAAGCTGCCTGAAATGCGGACATCCGGTATTTGCCAAGGGATTATGCCATGCGCACTGGAAACAGGCGCATGGCAAGCCCCTGCCGGGCCCGAAACAACCATTGAAGCGGCAACGCGCACCGATAAAAAAAGTGAGCGACAAGATGGCGCTGAACCTGGTGATATACCGCGACCTGAAAAAGGCGTGGCTACCGAAACACAAGGTGTGCGAAGCGCAACTGCCGGGATGCACGCAGACCACTACGGAAGTACACCACATGGAAGGGCGTGAAGGAGCGCTGTTACTGGACACTACCAAATGGCTGGGCGTGTGCCACAACTGCCACCAGCGGATAACAGAGCATAGCAGGGAGGCTATAGAGCTGGGATTGTCTTTACCGAGGAATAGGAAATGAGGTGCTATTCATCAAGTTGCGCAGAAACAAGTTCCCATTCGTCTTTATCATTGTATTTGGCGACGCATACGAATTTTGTTCTGAGTAGTGCGCCAAAAGAGTTTTGCGCATCCACGTAAGATGTAATCAGCACTGAATTACCCATGAATGGTTTCATGAAGTGAATATTGTATTCAGGAAATTTTGCGGATGCAGGCGCCTTTAATTTATCGCTGATCGCATCTTTGGCTAATTCCCAGGCCTCTGGTAATTGATCAACCATTCTTTCGGCCTTTTCGTTAAGCTGCTTTTCATGATTTATACTGTCGTCGATAACTTTCTGCGCCAGTTTCAGGCTATCGGTTTTTACCTTTTCAAGACTGTCACTAATGTGAGCGACACTATCATCATGTCTCACCTGCGCCTGTATTGCGGGATCGTGTGATGCAAATATGCCGATAATGATGAAGAGCAACAGGAAGCTGCCGCCTACTGTCATCAATATTATACGCAAAGTGCGCCGCTTTTGGATTTTCTGCGGTGTCATATGAAGGTATCAATGAAAAAATTTAATCTCCGTTTTTGAAAGGATAGGGGCTAATCTCTATTTTTTGTAACTGCCAAATTTCCTTTTTTATATCGATTATTTTTAGATAGCAGTAATAGTATCTGCCAACTGTCTCGCCATATTTTCCCTTATAGGTAAAATGACTGCTGACCATGTAGGAGCTATCTCCAAGGCCATCT